AGAAACACCGACAGGCATAATTGATTAACCTTTAATCCGTTATATAACTCTTTTCCCTTGCGCATTAGTTAAATAACCATAAGCTATGTCTTAGTATGGACGAGCCAAGAATACTTAAATTAGTAAAGCCAGACATTTCTTCACCATTGAAGAAGCGTGATTCATACCTGATCGTTAAGGATGATGATATGATACTTGTAACTGTTGATCTCGTAGAAGATTATAAGATTGACACAGACGGGGGTATAAAAGACGGTGTAAGGATTACATGCCGTGAAGTAATCACTATAGAGAACCTTGATGATGATGGTAATAAGATATTTGATTACAACCCAACGGAAGATATTAAGTTGAAAGAGTCATACTCTACTTCATCTTTCTATCTGTTAAAGGATTTCAAGACGGCCTCACACTGGCCTAAAGAAGGAATCTTCTACTGGGTATGGAAAGCATCCGACGGTCTGCGTTGGGAAGAAGCATGATCTGTAAAGCCTGTGGTAAAAGAATGAGACAGATTGTTATTAATCAATGTGACAATCGAAAACAATGTGTTATTCCTCAACGAAAAGTTAGGATGTGGATAGGTGATGATTAGTGTTACACTGTGATAAATGCACTACAAATAATTACGGTAAAGTAATATGGGAATGTTGGAGATGTGAAATTATATCCCTACTACATAGTATCAACGAGAAACTATGAGATCAGGACTTTGTTCATGCTATGACATGAACTGGGGCCGTGTATCGGCGACCTGCTCTCTATGTGGTCGTAAGATTAACGGAGGAGCTTAGGGTATGATGGGGTTGGGGTTGCGTGTTTGGTGCATCGGCGTGTCATTAAAGTGCTCTATTTCTGCAATCCCATGCCTATCTCTGTCGCCGTCTTGGTTTTCCCTTCCGAACCGGCTTTTGCCAGAAGAGGCATAAGTTTCGAGCCTAACATTTGGACGTACCATGGCTGATCAGAAAGTTCATTAGCAATATCATGCATCATCGACATTTTAGAACCCTCCTCCGAGTTTTTCATTTCTTTAGCAACATTTCCCATTGCTCCCGCCCAAAACTTCTGCAAGTTCTTTCGCGCTTGAGGAAGCATGAATTCCTCAAAATCGATGAGCATCTGTTCTCTTATCTTTCCCGTTATGACTTCTAAAGACATTAAGAGAGTGTCATTAGAATCTTCACTTCTCAACCACTCTTCTATATTTTTTCTCGTTCTGTAGGGTATCCATAACGTATAAATTGTAAAGTATAAAAAAAAGCTCAACATCCATATGATGTAAAAAATTTCGTCGCTCATATGAATTGTTGTCTAATGATTTCCTTAACTGCTTTTTGAACATAACCTTTTCTTATTAAACATCCTTGAACATATATGGTCTTGGTAAATTTGTTTTTCAAGATACCTGGCGTGTCCCTTTCATACCCGTTCACACAATCATGATAATCCGCTATTATTTTTCCCGCTTCCGGCGGGTCTGGAGTGATCTCCTCTTTAATTTCTTCTACTATGTCTTTTACTGACGGTATTTCAATATCTTTTATAAATTCGATAACATCCGTTAGGACGGCTAGTGCCTCATCCACAGAGTGATAAAGAGAAGCCAGAACAACCGGTTTCGGAACATTCAAATCTATAGTGGGTATCGGTTCGGCTATTGCAATTAATTTCGATACAGCATCTGCACGTCTGTCAAACTTAGCGAAAGCTAGCCAAGCGCCAAAAATAATGATAGGTTGCAGAACTGATACTAGAGGAGGGATAAACCTATTCCACTTTATACCCCCCATCAAATCCTCAAATTCTTTCACAGATTCAGGAAGTTTCATAATCGGAAACCCACCAGACTGATAGCCATAGAACCCGCATTCGCGGATTGTGTAGCTTGAACCTTGACTGTGGAATTGGGAGGGATGATGAACTCGTAAGGTTTGGGTTGAAGTCCTATATTGGCTACTGTGAGAACGTATTTTTCTACAAAAAGATTCTGACCGTCCACGTTGATCGTAAAAGATAAAGTCTGTCCTGAAGCCTGCTGACTGAAATCCAGACCGACAGTCATTCTCGTTAAGTAAAAATAGGGAGGATTGGTATAGTTGAGGAGGGTTAGAGCAGACGAGGTGAGATCATGCTGACCGCTCCAACCATACAGGTTACCCTCCTTAACTCTTGAAACAGATTTGGAAGGTGCTAAGGTCATGCATAAACACGGCCAGCTATAGAGACAGCCGTTCTTAATCCAGCATCCGCATTATTATTATCAGCATTCACGATAACCTCAGTGAGTGGTGGAATAATTAGCGGTACTGTCTGTACACTCGGCATATCTTCATTCTCTGTGTCTGTTTTGATTTTGAATAATTTAACACCATTAAAGCTAATCGTGAAAGCTGTAATCGAACCTAACGCTGGATTACTATCATCAACAGACCCATAACAACTGATCTCTCCTACAATTACCTGTTTTCCCGATTGAAAAGAAAGTTGTTCTGTATCGGTTGACGCCACTTGGACTAAACCACTGTATGCATAGACACGATCTAAAACAAAGGAAAGTCCCTTTTGCGCTCCGCTAAACGAAGCGTTGCTTGCTATTTTCGTTTTAGCCATTCAAGACTATTCGAAATACAGAGTCACGGCTAGGCTTGAAGCGGTCGGCGTGCCAGTTGTATATTGATAGGCCACCTGGAGATCAATGTTGTTCACGCCAGTTATATCGAAATTAACTGGAATCATATTGAACTCGGATGACGCTCCAGCGTCTGCAGCATCTCCAGAGAGACCCGCAAGAGTCATGTTTTGTTCGCTCATATTACTTCCAAGTAGTCTTCCTACTAGTATCCATCCTTTTGTGTCGTTAGCATCAACGGCTACGTCGATTCTGGAGATCCTAGTTGATCCCTGAGGCGTTTGGATGTTGCCGAGTGAAGAACTTGACATGTTATCCGTGAGCGAGCTGTAGGTTTTATCCGTCGGCGTACCGTCGAATGTTCGGGTTATGGTTGTTACTGCCATTTTAGAGTCTAAAGTAAAGCTTACTTCCTCCTAGTTTTAAATTGGGAAACTGTTTACGTGCAAAGGCACCGCCTACTGCAATCAAACTAGCTCCAATTAATGTCTTACGTCCAACATCGGTCCCGATCAGGTTTATTGCATTCCCCGAAAGGGTGCTGAATGCTTTTCCTAATTCTCCGTCAGTGACATCTTTAATGACGCCTTCACCAACTATCTTAACGCCTCGGCCTCCCGATGCGCTAACCGATGTTGCAGAATTTAGGTATGCTGCAATAGCCAATCCAGACGCCATACCTGTTACGCTTGGGTGTGGGATTCCTTTTCTCATTTTGTTATTACTCCTCTTTTTATTGTTGGTGTATGCCCGTCGGGCTGTCTTACGGATTCCGCCCTTACGAGTGGAACGCTTCCGCGACTTGGACGAGTCGTACGATGTTTTAGAAATAAGTTTGCCGTTACGGAAATGCATCCAACGGCCTTGCTTGTTTTTCTTCCGAGAAACACCGACAGGCATAATTGATTAACCTTTAATCCGTTATATAACTCTTTTCCCTTGCGCATTAGTTAAATAACCATAAGCTATGTCTTAGTATGGACGAGCCAAGAATACTTAAATTAGTAAAGCCAGACATTTCTTCAC